ACAATCTTTAAATGACAAATATAAAGCAGATTTATATTTTGATTGTACAGGTTTCAAGTCATTATTATTAGGCAAATCTTTAAAAGAAGAATTTGAGTCCTACTCGGATATGTTGCCTAATAATTCAGCTTGGGCAACCAGATTGCCTTACAATAATAAAAAAGAAGATATAAATTGTTATACAAATTGTACAGCTATTGAAAATGGTTGGGTTTGGCAAATACCCTTATGGTCTCGTTGGGGTACAGGTTATGTTTATTCAGACAAATTTGTTGATGATGAAACTGCCTTACAAGAGTTTAAAAATCATTTAGATAAAAAAGGCCAAGATTATAGTAACGCAGAATTTAAAAATATTAAAATGCGTGTTGGTATTCACAAAAGATTATGGGTAAAAAATGTAGTTGGTATTGGATTAGCAGCAGGTTTTATTGAACCACTTGAAAGTAATGGACTATTTTCAGTACATGAATTTTTAATGAGATTTATTAGAAACGCACAAAGAGATATTATTACTCAATGGGATAGAGATAACTTTACTTTTCAATGTAAAAAATTCTTTAGAAGTTTTGCTGAATTTGTTGCTATGCATTATGCTATGTCAAATAGAGATGATACTGAATACTGGAAAACAAATGCAAATAAAGAATGGGAACCAGCTTTAGTAGATTTATCTCCAGCAAATCAATTAGGATTTTATCAGGCAGCTTCATTAAGAGAATTTGATTATCATTTTCTTGGCGATGGCACAGGTTGTATATCTTATGGTATGGGTTGGTATCCTACAGAAGCAACAAATATAAAATATCAATTAGGATTGAATGACGAAGAATTTAAAAATAGATTTAGTAATCAAGTTGATGAATTAAATAAGAGAAAAGATGCTTGGGATATGGCAGTAAAAGATAAAACAAACTTCTATGATTATCACAAACAAAAGTTTTATAATGATAGGGAAGATTAATGAATATTGAAATAGAAAATTTTATAGGTGTATTTGATGATGCTTTTGATGAACAATATTGTCAATCTGTAATTGACCATTTTGAAAAATTAAATGATTTTCATAAAGTTAATAAACGAGCTGACTTTTTTAATCAGCCAGGTATTAAACAACAAAATGACATTTATGTTCCTGTGAGAGAAACGGATTCTGTGTTTATTAGTTCAAATGAAATGATATTAAAAGAATTTAATACAAAATTACAAGAGTGTTATGACATATACAAAAGAAAGTATCCTATATTAGATAGTATGAGTAATCATAGATTAAATTTGGATACTAAAATACAAAAAACAGTTCCAGGAGAAGGCTATCATGTGTGGCATTGTGAACATAGTGGTGTTGAATATGGTAAAAGATTACATCTAGTAATACTATACTTAAATGAGGTAGAGGGTGGTGAAACAGAATTTTTATATCAACATAAAAGAGTTGCCCCTAAGACAGGAAGATTGATGATTTGTCCTTCTGGTTTTACTCACACACATAGAGGTAATCCACCTTTAAGTGGATGTAAATATATTTTAAATGGTTGGATAGAGTTTATACAATGAAGAAGAAAACGGTATATTGGGCACCTTGGTATCCTTTACAGGATATGTATAATTGGAATATTTTATTTTTAGAACCTAAAAAATTATTAAACAAGGTTATAGAAGAAACTAAGGACTTAAAATGTGAAAGAGCAAAAGGAATGTTAAAATGTCCTGCCTTTAACAATTTAAGTAAAAATACATTTTATGTAGAAAATCCTTTAACAACGGAATTTGATGTAGTTGATACTCCAGAACACGGAAAACAAATTGTTTACACAGGTCAACATAAGTATCTTTGTCAATTATCAAATCAAGGTACTACATTTACTTATGGATTAAATTACATATTTTTTAGTGAAGACGATTTAGAAATAATGGTTACCTCTCCTCACTTTTCTAAAAATGTCAGATATACACAATATGCTAGATTGGCTCCAGGCAGATACAATATTTCTAAATGGTTTAGACCTATATCTTTAGAAATGTTATTTAATGATAATGAAACACATTTTAGAATGGAAGAATATGAACACCTTGCTTACTTTCATTTTTTGACGGACGATAAAGTTGAATTAAAAAGATTTGACTTGAATGATAATTTAAGAAAGATATCAGAAACTTGTTCAGATGTGTCCTCTTGGTGGGTTAATGTTCCTTTAATTAAAAGATATGAAAGATTTTTAAAAACAAAAACAAATAAACTTGTCATGTCAGAAATTAAAAAACAAATATTGGAGTAGTTGATGTATCAGGTAATAGATAATTTTTTAGAGAAAGAAGAATTTTATAAAATAAAAGATGTGATGAGTGGGTATCATTTACCTTGGTTTCTTCAAAATTTTGTTGCATATGAAAATCAACCTAAATCATCTCATTGGTATTTCACACATATGTTTTGTGAAGATGGAAAAGGAGTAACACCTTTCTATTCTTTAATAGATGAAATTTTTTTTAAGAATAAATTAAATCCTAAAGCTGTAATTAGAGTAAAGGGAAATTTATATCCTAAAGATGAAAGATTTATAGAACACGACTGGCATGTTGATTATGATTTTGACCATAAAGGTGCGATATTTTATATCAATACTAATAATGGTCACACAATACTTGAAGACGGAACAAAAATAGAAAGTGTTGAAAATAGAATGTTATTGTTTAACGCTGGCAGAAAACATAGAAGTACAAATTGCACAGACCAAGAATATAGAATGAATATTAATTTTAATTATATGTAGAAGTAAATTATGAAAATTTTTGAAGTGCCTACACCTATTTTTAAACAAGAGATAAAAGAACATTATTCTATTAAAGAAAGTTTATTAAATTACTTTGAAAATAGGTTTGATGAAAATGTTAGTAATGAAGATGTAATATCTAAAACAGATTGGCAAACATCACAGATTATGAATAAAGACTACATTGAATATTTTGTGCCTCAAATTACACCTTATATTAAAAATGTAGGTAAACAATTACACGCTATTGATTGTAAGATTATAGGTATGTGGTATCAACAATATTTAAAAAATGATAAACACAACTGGCATACACATGGTGGTGTAAATTGGGCTAATATCTATTATGTAGAATTACCAGAAAATAATATGAACACAGAATTTTATGATGTTGTAAATAAAAAAATACTAAAATCTATTGATATTAAAGAAGGTGATTTTATAACATTTCCAGCAAATATGATACACAGGTCACCACAAAATATTTCAAATAAAAGAAAAAGTATTGTATCGTTTAATTGTGATTTTGATGTTAGATTATAAAGAATATAAAACAGATAAGTCTACCTTTATAGGTGGTTGGTATATTCCTGATAATATATGTGATGAGTTAATTGATACTTTTTACAAAAATAAATCTAAATGGATTGAAGGTACATTAGGTGATTATTCAGAACCTGATTTAAAAAAAAGCACAGAAATGTTAATATCTTCCAATGAATATAATATTTTTGCCAAGAATTATTTACCTCATTTAAACAATTGTTTAGAATTGTATAAAAAGAAATATCCTTTTAGTAATGATGTTGCTCATTATTCTCTTTATGAAAACATTAAAATTCAATATTATAAACCTGGTGAAGGCTTTTACAAATGGCATACTGAAAATGAAGGTTACGGCGCTAGTAAATTGAGACATTTAGTTTTTATGACTTATTTAAACTCAGTTGAAAATGCAGGCACAGAATTTTACCACCAAGAATTAAAAACACCTTGTGAAAAGGGGTTGACTTTGATATGGCCATCAGCGTGGACACACTATCATAGAGGTGTAATAAATAAAGAAAAAGACAAATTTATTATAACAGGATGGATTGATTTTAATGCATGATATTAAAGATTTAACTTTAGAACAACACAAAAATGCTGAAAGACAAGAGTTTGTAAAAACTTTAATGTCAGGCAATATCGACCATGAATTGTATGCGACTTATCTATACAATCAATATCATTGTTACATGTCATTAGAACAGGCAGGTCAAGATTTATCACTATTTGTTGATACACCTGGTTTACAAAGAGCGGAACATATTAGAAAAGATTTTAACAAGTTATGGGACCAAGAGGCTACACCTAACTTATCTTTAAGTACAATTGAATATATGAGACATATAGAAAGTATCAAAGAAGATACAGAAAAATTATATGCTCATATCTATGTAAGACATTTAGGAGATTTATCTGGTGGTCAAATGATAAGAAGAAAAACACCAGGTCCTAATAATTACTATTTCTTTACACCAGAACAAATGAAGTACAAAGAAATAGTTAGAACAAAGATTAACCAGTATTTGAACATCTATCAGGTCAATGTCGTTAATGAGGCTAGATTGTGTTTTGAATATGCAACTAGACTATTTGGAGAAATGAATGATTTGGGAAAGACTGATTAGATTAAAGAATGACATGGTTACCATGCTAAATGTTCAATGTACAGAATACAGTGAACCAGGCATGGAAAGATTTAACAATGAAGAATTTGGTTGGGTAAATAGAACATGGCGAAATAAAAGTGTTAGACGAGCTCATGTAGATGTAGTTGATGTAAGAGAAAGTAAAAAATTATGGATGATGCATGTATGTTTATTTCCAGAATTAACAAACGGTGGACCGATTTACGGTTTTGATATTATTGCAGGTAAGAATAAGGTCACAGGTGCCTTTCACGATTTTAGTCCATTATTAAAAAAAGAACATGCATTGACTAAATGGTTTTTAGAAGAAACAAAACATTACAAACCTAGTAGAGAGAGAGAATTGCCAGATTGGGCAAAGGCTATCTTCAGTGGTGGTATGATTGCAGCTGGTAATGTTCAAGAGGCTGATGAATTAAATCAAATATGTGATATAGCACTAGGTAACTTGCACAATTACTTGGCACGAATAGGTCAATATAATGGTGATTCCGATAAAGATGAAGTAATAAAAGCACAAAATTACTACTGTGAACATCAACAAAAGAACCCTCATACACCAAGAGTTATGCAATCATTAGGTCTACCTGAAGAGGATATTAAGTTATTTTGTTC